TCAGAATCAGATGCATCAACTGTTAATGTAACCACAGCTTGAGGTGATAAAACCGATCGTGGAATGTAACCTAATAGTCCCGCTCTTGATACTACATTACCTCGTATTTGAGCAGAATCTAAAAAAGCTTCATTTAAAGCAAAGTGAGCAAGCATTGCATTATAATGAGTATTATAAGAAAGTATATCCAATAATACACTTAACCCAGATCCATCGAAATCATAATCTTTAAATTGAGATTGTGATTTCATAAAGTTTTTTAGATTATCCTTTATTTGATCGAAATCAAGTTCTGATACATTTAAATTAGTAGCCATTGTCTATTACCTTAATCTTCTTAAATTAATTTCAACATCCTGTACTGAATCATTTTCTTTTATACTAAAAACTACAACTATTCTATATTCACTTTCGTCAGAGTTCGTTTCAACTAAAATATTAATATTTTCTATTCTTGGTTCGTGTATTTCTAAAACACTTATACATGCATCTTTAATTGCTAATCGAGTAATTGCATCTGCTGGCTCAAATAACAAACTTCTTAAGTTAGCACCCATTGTAGGTTGAAATGGTCTCTCAAAAAAGTTTGTTAATAATAATGTTCTTATAGCACTCTTTACAGCTGCATCGTCTTTTATCGGCACAATATCTTTTTTCTGTGGATGAGGAATCATCTTTAAATTTAAATCAGTATATCTTGAACTAGTACTTGAAATTTTATTTCCAGATAAGTCCGAAGAACGATATGCACTCGAGCTTCCTCCTGAAGAAGAGCTACTTGAACTAGATGATGATCCGCTTGATGAAGTATATGCCATAATAGTTATTTATAATGATTTTCCATTAGGTGTCTTTAATTCTTTAAAATAGTCTATAAAAACTTGTCCACCTGGACCATGCATTTCACCACGAACACAGCTATTATAATTATAATTGTCGGCAGCTAATTGAGTTTTAATCCAATCTTCGAATGCAGAATTCTTTACAAATCTAGATTGATGATGACTTATATTATTTTCTTTTAAAAAATTTCCAAACTCAATTATCCAATCAGTATCGGTATAAAGATATGACTTAGAATTATTTTTATCTTTACCGAATAATACCATTTCACTTACAAATATATTTTTAATTTGTTTACCTATCCATAATTGTCTTATATGTTGATTATCTTCAACATTTATAAATGCAAATGAATTTTTATCAAGTAATCTTTTTTCTGCTTGACGAATTAAGTTATTTGTTTTTTCGATATAATTTGAACCATCAGGCATAGGATAATGACCACCAAAAAAACCATTACTACAATCAGTTAATAAGTTTTCAAAAATTAATTTTGGTATTTTTTTAATTTCTATAAAATGACTTGCCATTTTTTTTATTCCTCTATGTATCTAAACATTCATCATTATTAAAATCAAAATTATCACATGATGAAATCGTAACACCTAATACTTTAACTACTCTTGATCCAAATGCTTGATCTGGTGTTGCAACACTTTGTGCTGTTGTATTACCACCATCAGCTAAAACATTTGTTGATGATGAACTTGATGCATTAGGTACAAAGCTACCATGACCACTTGTACTATCACCTAAGCGATGAACACCTTTACCATTTATAATTACCTTGCTGCTTTTACCTACTGCTTTATCTCCGCAACTAGTAGCATCTCCTTTTCGTATCGCAGCTTTTCCATTAACAAAAACATTTGGCGAGCCACCAGCATAAGTAGTTCTATGAAAACCACTAGGTGTAGGACTAGCATGTCCTACATGTGAATCACCTTGTCGTACTATACCTGGCATACTATCTCCTAGTTTAGATTAATGTTTCCACCACTTGTTACGTTAACATCACCACCAGCTGCCATCTTTATGTTACCACTCACATTCATATTATAATCTCCATCGATGGTTAAATTACAAGTACCTGTTATGTGTACGTTATCATTACCTGTTGTTATTTGATATTTATTGCCATTACTTTGTACGACATCACCATTCGGATGTATTTCCACAAACGTGCCAGACATATGTCGCACATTAATTCTTTCTGCACCAGGTGTATCATCAACTTCTATAATATGACCTGACGTTGTTTGTGTAACTTTATTGTTTGGATATACTGCTGCATACTTTGTAGCAGGTTCTTTAGATACAGAATCAACCGTATGAGTAATTGTATTTGTACCACGTGCTAATAAATTAACATCTACATAATCATTTTCTTTACCCTGATATTTTGGATAAACTTTATCAGGATCAGAAAAGCCTAAGGTAAAATTAGGTGTTTCTTTATAAGTTGATCCAATTGTTCCCATAACAATAGGGTCTTGTGCACTTGGGCCATCTCTAAAAAAACCTACAACCCATGAACCATTAACCAATCCGTGAGTTGTTGTACCTATACCAGATATATGTGCAGAACTTGTTGGTCCCATCACAGTTGCAAATGGTAAATTTTCTGTTTTAATATCTAATAAATTATTGCTATGATAACCAAAACATCTTACACGAACTCTTCCTAGTTTTTCAGGATCATTTATATCTTCAACAACTCCAGTAAACCAGCAAAAATCACCGCCTTTAAATGCATCACTATTTCTATTCATCACTTATCTACGACCTCTGCGTGTTTGTCTCTTTCCTGTATTAGATTGTTTAGATTCTTTTCCTAATTCAATTTTTGAATCTAAATCAAATGATAGACTATCTTTTTGTAAACCAACACTACATCTATATTCATCGGGAGAAAAATAGTGAGACACTGAACTTACTAAATAACTACCACCAATGTATTTATCAACAATTGCTAATTTTCCATCCGTTGTAGTAATATCGCCGTCTTTTGGTATTATTACTCCAACCTTATTTCCAACTTGTAAATTAAAGTCTCCATATATTTCTATATCCAATCCCATAAATCCTAAATTATAAAAATATGATTGCCTAGATTGTAAAGAATTTAAAGCTGGTTGATGATAATTAGTAGATTTTTCATATGCTTTAGAATTTAAAGAAACATAATATTGTTTATTTGTTGTATAATCAGTTACAGAAGTATCATCAAATTTTATTTTTGTACTAAACGGATCGTATATATTTATTGCCCCATTATTATAATTAAATTGTGTTTGTTTATAATTTTTTGTTCCAATATCAATCGTATGAAGCTTTGAGCTATAAGATCCATTAGTAATAGAATCATAAAAAGATCTATTTAAATCTGAATTTATACCTAATATTTTATTTTGTGATTCTTTATATGCTGCAGGAGTATTTGATTTTTCATTATTAAATGTAGAATCATTATAATATCTATATGTTGCTTCTACGATTAAATCATTATACGATTTAAATTGTAAACCTTCTTGTATTGTATCATATAAAAAATAAGGAGTTCCATCATTTGCCGCATTACGGGTTAACCACGTAAGAGCTTCTAATGGTGATAAACTTGGATATATACCTTTTACAATATCTGTTGAATCTGATATATTTTCAATATTAAAACTTTCTCCATCTTTTAATTCTAAATCACTAGTAAATACATTTTTTACCAACTGTGCTACATTACCATTAAATGATCTATTTAATTTTTTAGTATTGCTAATTATTGCATGCTTACTCACGCATTCTAAATTATAGGCTTGCATTCCAGGTTTAGGACGTGTATGACCTACAATAGCCGCAATGTAAACTTCAATATCAAATTTGTTTTTTGATTTTGCAAAAGTTTCTTCTACATTTTCTGTTCTACGTATTTTTAACTCTACTTTTTCTCCACCACTAAGATGTGCTTTTTCTAAAAAATTAATACCATCAAATAATCTTAGTATAACTTGTATAGAAGAAGTTTGTAAACTTTCAATTATTTCTATTGTTTGCACGAGTCTATCTATTCTTGTAGTGTTACCATTATTTAAAGTAACACTACAAGAATATACGTCATAACCCCCTGGGCTTATTGTACGAATACCGTCAGTTTTTGATGCATTAGGCATTTAATATAGCCTCAAATTCTTCAACAAAATCAAAAATAAAAGATGGATCAATTATTTTTATAAAACACCTATCTTCATTTAAATCTCTAATTCTTTGTTCATTTGTAACATATGATATAGTACCACTTCCAAAAGTCGCTCTACCTACATTTTGTACAGTATATATGGGATTGTAACCTCCAGAATATATTATAGGTTGGCCTAATTTAGCATTAGAGTTTATGGCACCAGGCTCAGGAACATCACTAAATTTTGTTAAATTAAAATTTCCTATTTGTGATTGTACAGTTTCATCCCACTGTACATCAGAATAAAGTGATAATGGAGCTATTCCATCAAAATTTGTGATAGGACGTTTGTCATTGTCATTGGTTAAGTAGTAATATGCCGGAGCTTGTGAATAGTCGTAACATTTATTAATTTGCAAAGAAAATAAAGTTGTAGTATCAAGTGTAGTTTTTGATGCAGTTAAATATTCTCCTGGTCTAAATGAACCTCCTACTATACTTCCATCCGAAGCTCCTGTTTTTGGAGAAGTTCCAATAGATCCTTCCACAACATCTTGAACAATTATTTCGTTTAAATCTGCATCTTTTCGAACAATTCTACCAATAGCACCAGATTGAGATCCATATACAAGTTCACCTAATTCTAATATTCCAGCAATAGAATTTTTAGTACCTTGTGCTATTCCATTTTCGTCTCTTTCAACTTCTGGTTTAAAACATAGTGCCTTACCTGAATAATTTTTTTCAATATATTGTCTAAGAATTTCTTGGCTCATTGGCCATACTTGTAAACCATCGTGTAAGAAATCATTTATTATAAAAAATGTCCAATAAAAATCTGGAGTACCATATAATTTTTGAGATAATACATCGGGCCTTATGCCATCAACAATCTTATAATCTTTATAAAGCATAATATTGTTTAAACTTGTAACTGTTTCTGGTCTTACACTACGAAAGATATTAACCATTTGTTGAATGGTACCAGTGCGATTGAAATCATAAGCGACCGATGGAAATTGACTAAAAAACATTATAATCTCCTATAGTTTAAATCTACTTGCGACATTATCAATTGCATTATTAAATCCTGACCTAACCTCATTAACTCTTCCTCTTAATTTAGTTTCGAGAGAATTAACTCTACTTTGAATTTCTCCTTCCAAAGAATCTAAACCAAATTCTGCACCAGGTGCAGCTATTCCTTGTTCTCTTCCATATAACATTTCTCGAGTAATTAATTCAGTTTCTTGGAAAGTCATTGATATATCAACTTCGGACGGAGCACCATCAGCGTGATACATATTAGATCCAGCATTATATGTCGTAGATAAATTAATTAAATAACACTCTTTTATAATAGGCATAAATGTACTTTGCTGATCACCGTGTAAAAATTGAATATTAAAAGTTGGAGGATATTTTAAAATCGCTCCCATCTTTGTTGGATATAATGCTTTACGAAATAAATTTTCAATTAAAAATATTTGCTTAGCTTCTTCTGATGATTGAGATACCATTTTAAATTCAAAACTAAAAGATCTTAGCTGTACGGTTTCAAATTGAACCCGCGTATTTGGATTTATTGCAACGCCCTGAGCTATTGCTTCTTTTTGTGCAGCTGGTGTTAAAGCTCCTAATCCAGCAGCATCTAGCATAGCGCCTGTTTTTAATACTGCAAGATCATCTGTATTTGTTTCGGATAGCTCTTCTTTACTAGATCCTATTTCATTTAAATTAATTGTTCCAAATGATGCAGCATCAGGTACAGAAAATCCTTGAGGTACATATAAATGTACTTTTACATTTTCAAAAGATCTTTCTTTCATTTCAAACGAAACATGAGGAAAGCCTTTAAAACTATCGGCTTTAGATCTTAAGCTTTCTGGATATACATATAACTTTGTCATCTCTTATTCCTATGCGTATGAACTACTTATTGAATTTGTATTCCAACCTCTTGGTCGTCTATAAGATTTTACTGCAGTATTAGAGGTATTTGTTACAACATCTCCACCTCTTTGTTGTATAACAGTTGGTGCAGCTGTATTATTTTTCATATCTTGTTCAGCCAAGAATGCATTTATGTCTGACATATCTGACATATCGTCACCTGTAGTATTTTCTTGTTTTTCTAACTCTAACTCTTTTGCAGCCTGCTCGGCTCTTTCTTCTTCAGCTTTTTGTCTTAATTCAATTTTCTTTTTAGCAGCATTATCTGTTGCCATTAACTCTGCGCCTTCAAGCTTTTTAACAAAATCTGGAACTTCAATACCAAATGCTTCTAATAACCTAGTACCTAAACCTGCTATCTTCTTAGCTATTTTGATAAAAAAGTTTGCAATATGTGCAAAGCCATCTTTTAAGTAAGCAGCTCCTAATAACATTAGATCAAAGACTGAAGAGAATCCTAATGCATCTCTTAATTTTATTAGACCAAGGGCTATAAGACCAACAACAGCAGCAATTGCTAAACCAATTCCAATCGCAGGTAACAAAGGAATTATAGCAGCACCCATTGATGTAAGTATACCGGTTAATGCAGACAACATGGCAGGTATTATTGCAGTCATCATTGTTACACTAAATGCTCCAGCCAAAGAAGTTAATAAACGCACACCTCTCATTAACTTACCACCCAGTGCTCTCATCATATCTTTAAAATGTGTCATCATACCAGCAATATATTCACCTATAAATGATGATTGAAATAATAAAAATGCTCCTCTTATTTTAGGAAGTACTTTCATAATAGTACTAATCATCTTTATTAATTTGCCACCAAATAAAACTGCAAATATACTACCAAACTCTAAAAAATTATCTTTAAAGATTTTTAAGGCACCTTCTATACCACCATTTTCTTCAGTTGGGTTAACTATCGCTTCAATTATTTTCATTGCATTTGATAATACTTCAACAACTTTATTAATTATTTTTTCCATAAGTTCTGGATTAAATAATGCAAGAGCAGCAAACACGCCACCCCCAGCGACAATAGCATTATCCTTTGCGAATCCAACAAGACCACCTATACCCTTTGAAATATTTCCCAATAACTTAGATTGTTTATTAGTTGCTTTTGCTGCTTCTCTACGGTTTTCTTCAGATTCAGCTCCTTCTAATATTCGTAATTGACTTTCTTTTTCAAGTGCTATTGTTTCATCATCACCTAACTCAATAGCTCTTTGTAATCTATCATTGGAATCTTTAAACTCTTGCTTTAGTGCAAATGCTGCAGCCTTACCTTCGCTATCTCCGAGCTTTGTGGTTTTTACTAATTCATTTAACCTATCTACATTTTCTTGATCTGTTTTATCAGCTTGGGCAATTTTATTTTGTTCTTTCATTTGCGCAGCTAAAGCATCAATTCCTACTGAGCTCTCTAATGAAGAATCCTGTAATTGTTCAACTGCAGCCGCAAGTTCGCGAGCTGCGTCAAAAAGTTCTTTTGGTGGTCCTACCATTTCAGCCATAACTTATACCTATTTCTTTTTAGATCCCATTGCTTGTGTACCAAAGAATGCTGCAACAATACCAGCAACAGCAACAAAATATGTAGGAGCCATATCACCTAAAGTTGCTTGTGCCTGATCTAAACCAGCAAGAGATGCAACCACTACTGCGAATGGATATAATAATAATCCAGCTAAAGCGAACCATGTCATATTACGTTGTGCATCACGCATAGCATCTGCATCTTCGAGTTCTTTACGTTTAAACTCGAGGTACATTGCCTCTTCTTCTTTACTTACCTCTCCATCACCGTTTGTATCGGCTGGGTGAAATACTTGACCTTTTTCTTCTGACATTGTTATCTCCTCGATTTTGCTTCTTCAGCCTTACGGCGTTCGTTCTCTTCTTTTATATGTTGTTGTAATAACGCAACATAAATTTCTCGCTCCCATGGTACCATATGATCTAACTCAGTTAGACTATATCCATGGTGCTGCATCATCGCGAAGTTAGTCTTATAATGGTTATATAAGCTATCGTGAGAGAGGCCTAACCAAAAAAATTGTCAAACCCTCTCAACTCAATTTTATTATGATGACCACACTTAACACAATCAAATTCTAAATCATATGTTACTGCAGGCATATCTTCAAAATATTCAGTCAGTAATTTAAACTGTTGACTATTCAATGATTCAACAAATCCTTTAACTGCCTTCTTGCCTTCATCCTTTGCAGCATAAACATTATCTGCATCATAAATTGAATCAATAGAATCAATTATCATATCCATTGCTTGGTCAACACTATTCGCTTTAGGATCATGTTTTTCTAATCCTGCAACTGTAGGGTATCTTAATATTACTCCTACATCACTCGTCAACTCAATCTTGTTATCCCTTTTTATTACTACAGGATCTTTTACTTTATCAAAATTTATTTCTTGTAAATTTTCTGCATCGCATTCTAAACACTTGGCTTTTATTTCTGTTGTCTCACCAACAGACTTTCCTCTTAACTTTAAAAATAATGATTCAAGATCAAACATTGCCAATTCATTTACATTAATCTCATCATATACGCATGTTTGTATTACATCTTTTAAAGCAATTATTATTTGTCTTTGATCTTTTGATTCCATTGCAACCATTAAGATCTTTTCTTCTTTAACTAGGTAAGGTCTATATTCAATTTCCTTTCCTGTTGATGGTATAACTGTTCTATACTTCGCAGCATTCAATACTGGTAACGCCATAATATTCTCCTATAATATTAAAATAATGAACTGATCGAGTCAAATTTTTGTTTCACGTTTGAAATTTTTGTAGGTAGTTCAAACACACCTCCTAAGTTAGGTATTGCAGATATAAATCCAGAGACAGATGATTGAATAAAATTTTCTGGAACATATCTATCATATGCAAATGTTATTTGTACTTTTTGAATTCCATTTTCTGATTCGTTATTTAAATCAATAGAAGAAATATTAATTGGGTACGCATTAATTAATTTTATCCCATAAACATTTTTATCATTTTTATTAAGTTGCTGAATAATTATATCTGTCTGATAATTTTTCTTATAACCTAAAACATAATTTTCAGTATCAACAATAGACGACATCCAACCTTCCATC